GCACGTTCAGGGTGCTTTTTCATCTTCTGCCTGAGCACCCATATATGATTCACCAGCCCCTCGATGACGCGCACGAGTGCCGGATCCATCTGCTCCTCATAGCGGAAGTACCAGGAGCCTTTCTTGGTCATGGCCGTGTCGCTGGTGATGGTCATGCCGTGGTGCAGGTAACACTTGCCGAAGTACATCTGATTGCCACGGTTCGCCTGGAACGTCTCATCCTTCAGCTGCTCGAAGTCGAGAAGCTTTGCTTCGTCCAGGATGACGTAGTCGAGCGAAAGCGAGTTGCTGGTACCGCTCCGGTCCTGACTGACCAGGTTGATGATGGAGCCATTGTAGAATGCGATGGTGTTCTCCCAGTTGGCGGGCTCGAAGATGGGTTTCTTCCATCCGAGGGCCTTCCAGGGCTTCTTGCCCACGATATAGTGGCGGTCGCGCCTGAGGCCCCAGTTCTCCCAGTGAACCATCCACGACGGGACGATGTTTGTCAGGCCTCGCTTCACGGACGGACAGACTGCAGCGCCGCAGGATCCTTCCATCTGCTGTGCTGCAGTGAGGCCGCGCCCGGCCTGCACGAGGCCCTTTCCGAAGCCACGTCCGCACTCGGCCACGAGGTCGCGCGGCATCATCATGAGCATGTATGCCTGGCCGTCGTTCAGGTACTGCTCAAATATCGGTTCCTGCCGTTCCATCCTCTTCCACCTCTTCGTAATCGGTATAATCCCTCTCTTGCTCTATCTCACGGCTATACCGTTTGTTCATCGAGTCGATATCCTTGCGCAGCGAGGCCTCGTTGTCGTAGCCGGGAATCTTAAGCGCAGCGGGATTGCTCGTGAACACCACGCCGAAGAGCGGGATGCGGTCGTAGGCGGTGTCCGGCTCATCCTCCTTGTCGGTGCGGTTGTTGAGCACGCGCACCTTCTCGATGGCAGCCACGGCCCTATGCTCTCCGGCACGGCGTGCTGCCTTCAGGTCCTGCTCCAGGTCTTGGTTGATCTTCCACCGCATGAAGTTACGGTTTGCCTGCTGCATGTTGCCAAGGATGATCTGCACCAGGCGCACGTCATCGTAAGCCTGCGCCCTGCCGACCTGAAACAATGCCATGTCCTGCTGCATGATATCGCGCTCGAACTTATCAGGGAACTGGAGCCAGTAGGCATACAGTCCACGCAGGCGGTGAAGCCGTTGGATGATGGTAGGACTCACTCGCTCTTCGAGTAGTTCTTCATCACTCTTTACGATGTACCTGGTATAATCATCGAGGTTGACAGGCAGTGGCATAGTATCTGTTTTTAGACGGTTATCTCATTCAGGATGCGCTCGATGCGCTGCTGACAGTCAGCGATGGCTGACGGGCTGCCAGCACGCATCAAGTCCAGCTGCTGCTGACGCAGTTCCTTATCGGTCTCCTCCAGTCCTGAGTAGTAGGCACGTCTGGCAGGATGCCCGAGGGTGTTGATATCGTCATGCAGCTGCACTTCATCAATACCCAAACGGAAAGACACCATCGATGGGGTCATTAATGTTCTCGCGCATCTGGTTATCTCTTTCAGTAATTCTGTTGAATAGTCCATTGAGTTTTATTGAGTTCTTATCTACGATATCGCGCAGTCCGCTGTAGAGGTCATAGAATGCCATCTGGTCAGTCGTGACCATGGTGCATTCCGCACGGTCGCCGTATGTCTGGTTCTGTGATGAAATGACAGACACCAAGTGTGTGTCATTCTGCACGAGTACGATCTTCGAGTGGTTCATACCCAGATATACGGAATCAAAGCACGACTGCATCAGACGGTAAAGATGCAGCGTTTTCTTCGAGGCCTTCAGGTCAGCCAACAGTACGCTGTGACCAATGAGTTTCTTCTTACGGAGGTTGTAGAAACCGTTCAGGAAAGCCTCGCTGGTGCTGAAGGTGCTGACATATACATCAGCACGCCCGGTCTGCTGAAGAATCCAGTTCAAGAGACCGAGCGTATGAAGTCCAGTGCCCAGATAGCACTGAGAGGCGCACTTATTCAGTGGCTGGAGTATCGTCGCTATGTTCCTGCCCCTGCCCATCTGAATCAGAAATCTCGAGTTTGATGTCAGCCTCCGTCAGCTGCTGGCGGAGATCATCGGTGATGACCTGCTTTGTGCGGATCAGCACATCGACGCGCTGCTGTATGCGGTCGCGCCAGCTCTCCAGTTCCTTGGCCTGAGCCTCGGTGAATCCTTCCTGTTTGGCAGCGGCCACGAGGGCGAGCAACTTAGGCAGGTTCTTGGAGATATAAGGGCGTGCGGCATTGATGGCCTTCACATCATCTGCAGATAACTGCACTTCATCGGCTGCAGGAGTCTGGGTACCGCCTTCCTCGTTGACGGGAACGAGCACGTAGTGGTCATAGGTGTCGAAATCCTTCTTATAGTCAGCCCACAGTTCGGCGATGGCCGACGTGAACTCATAGCGGTCGCAAGCAGCGGTGAGCGTCTTGCAGGTCTCGTGGGCCTGCTTGATCTTCTTATAGCGCTCTGCGTTCTTATCCCAGATGGCACGTATGGCCTCAGGCAGCGTGTCATGGTCGGTACGCTTGCCGCGTGCGACGACGGTACCTGTCTGCTCGTAAGGCTCCTCGGAAGATAGGGCAGGAGCAGGAAGCTTTGTTCCTTCATCTTCCTCCGGTACTGCCATGACGGCATGATGGATGACCGGAAGAATTTGTTTCTCCAGATTCTTTACGTCCTCGAGGTTTAGGTCGTCCTGAAGGTAGCGGAGATGCTTGCGGAGCTCGTAGGCAATTTTCTCCTCATAGCGAGCCGGTCGCTTTATGACAGTGTTGTAAAGCGTGCGGTTTCTGTTACACTGGAGCATCATCATTGCTCCCTGAGCCAGCTCGGCTTCGTTGTGATGCTCTGTCTGCAGCCATTCCTCGACGCGGGAGCGGAAAAGTTTGTCTATACCTTTCATGCTTATCGAATTTAAAAAAGCGGGACGAGGCAATTGCGCCGCATCCCGCCTCCGGTTTTTTTTATCAATTTAATAGAAGAAAAAAGTGTGTGCTATCCTATTCACCGGTAATCTCGCCGGAAGAGCAGTCCAGCTCGCCGTCGCTGACGGGCAGCGTGCCGGTGAAGAATGGAGCTGGCAGCTCATCGTCGGCAACAATCTCGAGCACCGTCTGGTTGGTATCCGCAGGAGCTTGTCCGGTGTCCTGTGAAGGATTTACCTCTGCAGGGAACTCATCGGAGCCGATGACGCGGAACTTACCCGTGCGGGTTGGTACCACGGCTACTACTTCTGCATTGAGCAGCTCTGCAATCAGGCCCGTCACCTCCTCCTCAGTACCGGGGGCATTGCCCGTATAGGTATTCTTGAAGGTCTTGGAACCGAAGGTACCCTGCGGTTCGACGGCAATTTTTCCGTTGTTGTTGATGATGTCAACCTGGGCAAAGAACTTGCCCTGGGCCATGGTGAAGGAACCTGTCAGAACAGGAACTTTCTCAAGAGAGAATCCGGCAGCTTCACGGTCTGGCTTTGTGGGCCATGTGAGGATGTCGCGCACATCAGCGATATATACACGCTTCTTGGTACCAGGAAGCGACTTCTTACCCTGGCAGAACTTGACGTCCTTAAGCAGGGTTTTCTCGTTTGAACAATCTTGTGGCATTTTCTTTCGATGTTTGATGTAAATGGAAAGAGGGGCGGCAGCCCCGACACCTTTAATCCTTAGCCGCCAGCCCCTGATACCTTATTCATCAGATGGCGGTATTGCCATCGATGGTAGCGAAGCAGATGCGTTCCTTGTCGATGCTCTCGTACTGAACGCCGAAGAACATCGTGGCAATGAACTGCAGCACGAAAGCCTTGAAGCGTGCCACCTCGACGTTTTCCTTGTCGGAGATCTGGTCGACACCATAGAGCATGTTGCGCTTGGTGGTCAGCTGCAGGAACGGAGAGTCCTTCTTGCAGGACAGCGGAACGAATGTAACGTTCTCGAAGCCCTCGATGACGTACTTATGGAACTCGCGGTTGTAGGACGTGCCGCCAGTGGTGGCCTTATAATCCTCCTCGTAGTCCCAGACTACGTGCTTAGGACAGAAGAGCAGCAGTTCCTCCTCATCCATCAGGTGCTCGCTGGCAGCCTTGCAGATGGCACGTAGAACATCGTAGGCGTTGTTCTTGGTGATGGCCTCAATGGTCACCAGGTTACCAAGGGCTGCAGAGATAGTGGCGTCGCGAGCCTCTATGCCCTGCTGGGCATTGGCTGCTACGGCGGTCATCTCAGTCTTGGCGATGGTGTCAAAGCCGTTGAAGAGGTCGTGAGTGGTTGAGCCGTTGGGGTTACGCACGGCGGTAAAGAGCTCCTTATAGAGGTGGTCGCCCATCTTGCGGGTGAGCATGGTCAGCACCATGCGGGCCAGTTCGGTATTCTTCATACCCTCACCGTGCAGCACTGAGGGTCCCCAGATGCTCTGTACGATGGTGTTGGGACGGAAGTTCTTCACGACGCTGCCCAGGTATGTGAACAGGGTGCGCGGCGTGATTTTCACGTCCTGGTTGTCCTCACGGTCCTCATCATAAGGTCCGAACTGCATGTCACCGGTCAGCGTACCGACGGTCTCTGCCACACGGATGCCCACGCGGGGCGTCATAAACTTCAGTGCCTTCTCAGCCCGATAGACTGGAATCTGCAGCAGCTGCTTGCGCAGCTTGCGGGCACTCTGAGCCAGTTCCTCAAAGGTTACCTCCGGCTCCTGGATCTGCACTTGTGAACCTGTTGCCATTGCTTAGAGATCTTTGATTTCGTTCAACATCGACTGTGCGGTGATGTCACCGGCACCTTCGTCTACATGCTCTCCGGCAGGGACTTTGTCCTCTGCCCCTGGGGCCTTCTTGAGGTTGGCAATCTGCTCGTCGCGATCCTTCACGTCCTGCAGAGCCTGGTCGAGCTTCTTCTGGAGGTCGGCCTGAGCATCCTTGGCAGCCTTCTCGGCATCCTTGGCATCCTTCAAGTCCTTCTCCTGCTTTGCCACATGACCCTCAATCGTGCCCGCCTGTTCTTCGGTGAGGGAAATCTTACCGTCCGTCACCTCGAAGTCCTGTACGGCCAGTAGGGCGCACAGGCAAGCAAAAACTTTCTTCATGGGGTTTGTAATCTCATCGGTGAAAAGTTTAGGAAGTCGCTTCTTGATTACTGCAGTCACCTTCTGCAGGAAACCTTCAGCTGGATTACCTTCCTGGTCCACGACGGCGGCAAGCTGCTCCGTCGTGTCCGCAGGCAGGGAAGGAAGACCGAAATCCTTGAATATGGAATTAGTAAAAGTTGTGCGCAGCCGGTTCGACTTCTTCTTGACATCTTCGTCATCGACGATGCTGTCAATGAGTCCGAAGTCGAGAGCGTCCTGAGGCGACAGCCAGGCGGCAGCCGTCATCTTTTCCTGGCACTCATCGACAGTCTTGCCGTTGCGCTTCGCATACAGCGAGGCAATGACACGGTCGATGGTGTCAAGGTCCTTACGCTCCTTTTGCATCTCAGCTATGATGTTGTCGAGCTGTTCCTTGTTGGCCGAGCGCCAGTAGTCAACGACCGTGGAAACGTTATGGATCATCATCACGGACCCGTCGACCATGTCCACCTCCTTGGCGCCCATGGCGAGGAAGGTGGCAGCACTGGCCGTCATGCCGATGATATGGCAGTGGACGCGGCCGTGGTTCCTGATATGCTGGTAGATCTGCAGTCCTGCATCGACGTATCCGCCGGGAGAGCAGACTGCGATGTGGACGTCCTCATCCTTGTGGGCATCGAGGAAGTTCTTGACCTGGTTAGCGGTGGTACCGCGCTGGCCTGTCCACCAGTCGAAGGCAACACCGATTTCTCCGGAAATGATAAACTGATATTCCATTGTCTGATTTTGCAAATTCTACGGCAAAGATAGACAATGGAGTACCAATAAAAAAATACCTGTTATTCCGTTATGTTGGGGATAAAATGCGTTGATTGCCAGTTGACAGTGACTTCATTCAGCTGATTGTCAGTCACATTTTCCGGCATTGACTCTAAGACTGAGGCGACGGGATAGGGCCTTTCATCGGAGCCTATCAGTCGGTACTGGCCGTTATGGAGCAGGCAACGGTAGGCCCATCTGCCCCGGTCGCCGAACTCCTCGCAGGTCTTGAACACAAGTTTGGCTGTCCATACGGTAACACCATCCTCTTTCTTGTCGCTAACAGACAATTGCGCGTGCGGCTTTATTTGAAGCGGCTGCCAGATGATGCCTGAGGGAAGCCGCACCCCAGTCTTCGAGATGCGTGTCATCCCCTGAAGGCTGGTGACGGGTGTACGTTCCACCTTGGTTACAATTTTAATCTGTTTCATCTTTTATCGGTATTTATCGGTTGTTAACGGATATGTTCGCAGTTTAACGGATGTGCACGGCGTTTAACGCCCGGTAAAAATATAGGGTCTATCATAGGGTAGAACTTTAGCGTTATTTTTTGTTAAACGGCTTGTCGTGGTTCCTCATCCTCCGGCGAAGGTCCACACCTTTTTTCACATACGAATTCCTGATTCTGTTGTATCGCATGAGAATTGTCCTGTCATATTCGATATCTATGCCGTGCATCTCGCACCAGGCGTCAATGGCACCCAGTACCGAGCAGCCGACGTCCGACATGTCGTTGAGCTCGTTCCACATCATGAGCTTGAACGTGCGCTCGATGCAGTCGACGACGGCCTCTTTGCCCTTCGGCCCGAGGTAGTTGTAGGTGGCGGGGTCCTTTTTCTCGTTGTCAGGGATGCAGACGGCGGTCAGTCCATCAGCTGCTGTATCAGGTTGCCGGCCTTCAGGAAGTCTCTGTGTGAACTGAAGGATGGTCGAGTTCTCAACTGATTTCGGCTGGAACTGAACAGGGTTTCCGTAGTGGTGGTATAGCCACTGCGCAACGAAAGGCTGTAGTTTGAGGTAAACAACGAATTTGCTCATATTTATCAGGTTTTGGGTGCAAAGATAGTAATAATTTTCGAATTTTCCGTTTTTAAGTGGAAGAAATCTCGCGCACACGAGGACATTATATGTAGCAACGTGTAGCAACGAGATGCAAAGAATATAAGTGCTAATTATCAGCAAGTTACGTTTGTAGCATCTTTGTAGCATGCTACATATTTGTTGCTACAATGCTACAAATTATAGTAGGAAACAGTCCGTTGCTACAAATTGCTACATCGTTGCTACAAACTTTCCTTTTTTGCTACATCTGCTTTCGCGCTGAAAATCAGATGTTTACAGAGTTGCTACACGTTGCTACAAATGTAACACCCTATTTTTCGTTTCTCAAAACCGTTTTTCGATGTCCTTATAGCCCGCTGCGCGCCCGCACAGCGCGCGAAAAAAGGTGGCTGCCTCACGACAGCCACCCCTCCAGAAACAAACAGACCTAAGACCAAATGACTAATAGGGAGCATCCTCTTCGTCCTCTCTGAAAAGCTCACCCTGTTCCGGCTCCTGACGGGGTGGGGCGTCGTTCTCGCCGCCGGTATAGGTGTCGAGGATGATGCCGTATTTTTGGCTAACCAGCTCGTAGTTGAAGCACATCGGCCGGTCTTGGTTCCAGACGGTGCGGTAACCGGAAATATTACCCTTTTCGTCCGTTATCTCCTCACGCTCTGCCAGCCCATTAGCATTGAACTTCTTGAAGCGTTCCGGACTGGTGGTATATCCGTAGTATTCCGGCGTAATCTCCAGATAGTGCTGCATCGACTCCTGCGGCAGTACCTGCTCGTCCATCCTGCGTCCCTGTTCCCTGTAGGTGGCCATCATCACGTTTCTTCTGATCATCAGTATCGGGATGTTCTTCTCGAAGTCCATCTCGTCCTTCTGCTTTGATGTGCGGAGCTTCCGCTTGTAGCGGATCTTGTAGTCCTGGTCCTTCATCAGGATGCCCTTCTGTATGGCAGAGCTGATGATGTTCCAGAAGCCGGCCACCTCGTCGACGCTGGCCGACATCTCGTTCTGCCTGAGGATACCCCTTACCGACAGCTTCAGCAGGTCGTCGTAGGAGTATGGCAGCTGCAGCACATCCTCCAGTGCTATGTAAGTGGCCAGCAGCACCGTCCAGTTGCCTTGGATGCGGTCGACGATAGCACCCTCGCCACGCAGTGCATACTTCACGTCTGCCTCTGCCTTGCGCCAGGCGCTGCCGAAGGAGGCCTCGAACTTGTCGCGGTGCTTCAGTATCTCTACTGTGATGTGTGATGTTCCCAGCATGCGCCAGTGCATCAGGTCGGTGTATTCCTGCCTTTCCTGCTCGCTGAACGAGTGCTTGTCGTATGTCAGGTATATCAGACGGGTGAACAGTGCCGGGTCAGCCGTCGGCATCTCCTGGCCGCACATAATGACTGCCGAGTCCACGCGGGCTTGTTCACGCTTTTTGTCCTTATCCATGTTCATGCGCATACGGCCTACGCCACCCCAGATATCCTTCAGGAACTGGAGTTTCTTGATGTCGATGCCGTTCTTGTATTCATCGAGGAATACCAGGGCATTCGACACGGAGGCAACAGCATCCGCCAAGGATGGGATACTGCTCTCGATATTTGGCGGGTCATAGTCTGTCTGGAAAAATCCCATCAGCGTTCTGGCCAGTTCGGTTTTTCCGGATCCGGGAGGGCCGAAGAGATTCAGCAGCGGAATCTTCACACCTCTTTGGCGTATGATGTCAGCGAAGAGCGAGGCCATGTAGAATGTCAGGGCCACCTTGGCATTGGGGCCGAACACGCGGCAGATCTTCGTAAAGTATTCATTCAGGGAGATGTTGGAATATCTTGTGAGCTGGAACTTGCGCTCGTTGACATAAAGTTCCTTGGATGTCTTGTATAGCTGGGATAGGGCAGGGAGGTAGAACTTTCCCGCTTTCAGGCGAACGATACCCATTTTGTCTATGTCGTGCCAGTCGGAGTCTTCGAGTACGCCGTTTGAGAAAGCATAGAAGCCTTCCTTCTGCCATCCCAGTTGCTTGATCTCGACGGCCGTCTCAGTCACTTTCGCCAGATAGGACTGTAGCTTGATAAGTTCCTGGTCACTGGCCATCCATATATAGTTGCCGATACCCAGCAGCTTCTTTCTGAGCGACTTCGAGGATGTCAGCACCTCCATGTCCAGCTCGATAATCTCCGGCTTGTCCTCTTCCTCATTGTTGTTGATCTCAAACAGACGCACAGGCCTCAGGTCGTCCTTGATGTGGAACAGGGGCTTCAGCGAGAAGTTCGACCACTGGGTTTCGTCACCATCTTTGGTGGTACCGAAATAACAGTTATGCTTCTCGATGAAGCCGAACTGTCTGAGCATATCGATATCGCCACGTTTGTTCTTGCTCGACAGTTTCTCCTGCTTGCGTCGTTTTGCAGAGTTGAAGGCGTTGCGCCACAGCTGCTTGGTACCGTCGTAGTGTGCGAGTTTCGACAGGTATGTTTCCTGCAGGTCTTCATCCTTGATGCACACCAGCAGGTCGCACACGCTGTTGATGACTTTCTGCCGGTCTTCCGTCGTAGCCTCCTTGTCAAGCGACTTCTCGACGTACCACAGCAGGAACTCCTTTTCTGTGAGACCGGCGAGGTCAGTCTCTCTGGTGACGAATTCGTCAGGGTCTACCTTCTTCGGATGCTCTGTCTCCAGGTCATTGGGAATCTCGCGAACGCTGACGGTGAACCCGCACTCCATGGCAAGGGCGCCGTTCTTCAGCACGTTCTTGAATCCGGCACCCAGCTTCTCACCTGCTTTGGGGACGTCGCTGTCCGGAATGAAGCAGAGCGTGACGTTCTGCATGCGGTAGTCACGCAGCAGCTGGAACTGCTCCCTTGTCCATGCCCCTCCCAGTGAGGCGATCGTATTCAGGATGCCCACCGACTGCAGCTTCATGACGTCGGGACCTCCCTCGACCAGGAACATCTTTTCCTGACGGCGGGCGGTGGTCATTGCCTGCTCGATGCCGAAGATGGAACGGCTCTTCCTGTACAGGTCACTCTCGCTGGAGTTGATGTATTTGCGGTCATCCTCTCCGTCCATGGTGCGGGCGGTGAAGCCTATGATGTTCGAGTAGCGGTCGCGGATGGGAATCATCAAGCGGTTACGGTAGACGCAATACAGCTGGTGAGATTTCTCGCTCATTCTGAGGATTCCCATCTCCTGCAGCAGGTCGAAGTTAAGGCCTTTCTTCTCGCAGTACTCGATGACCCTCCTGCCGTCCTCAGGGGCAAAGCCGATGCGCAGCTCCTTGCAGTACTCTTCATCCCATCTGCCCAGCATGTAGCCTTTGGCTGCCTTTGCCGCAGGATTATCCTGCCACAGCTGTAGATAGAACCATTGCGACAGGTAGTCATTGATGATGCGCATAGACTCCAGCTTCTTGTGCCTGGCTTCCTCCTCAGGCGTACTCTGTATGTCGGCATCCTGAAGGTCGATGTGCAGCTCATCCTTCAGCAGCTTCTTTACGGCCAGCGGGAAAGGCAGGTTCTCGATCTTCTCGATGAACTTGATGACAGTGCCGCCCTCCTGGCATGAGCCGTAGCAGTGCCACAGGTTCTTGGCAGTGTCAACACAGAAAGACGGGGTCTTCTCCTGATGGAAGGGACAGCACGCCCATGAGCGATGTCCCTTGCGCTTCATCTCACCAACGTAGCCCGAGACAACCTTCTCGAGGTCTACGCGGTCGATGATCATGTCAATGTACTTTTGGTCTATCATAAGTCTTCGGTCTTCAAGCGGTTGCAAATATAGCGATTGTCTGGCAGGATATAAAATACACGCTAGCAGCCGTTCATATAACCCTTGAGTCTTTTATTTACCTCTGCCAGAACCTTCTGTTGGTCTTGGTATTCGATGATTTTTCTGACGTCGAATTTTAGAGGGAATAGGCGGCCATTTGGAGCCTCGTAGAATATAGGTCTCTCGAGTGCCATGGCCAGCATCATCTCAACCTTTGCACCAGGTGACCGATGCCAGTCTGGAAGTACCAGGACTGCATCGCACTGCGACAGTTGAACCAGGTCGAGTAGGAGAATCTCCTGATAAAACGACGTTTCGTAGTCGGCAGCCAGCGTCAGGCTCTCTGCATGACGCCCCAGTCCGCTGGTCGTAGGGTTAAACACTTCGTAACCTTTGCTTTTTAGCATGTCCTCTGCTTCCTTGAACTTGGCAAGTGTCTCCGGACTCGGATTGTCCTTGCCGATTTTTCCACTGATATAGAATTTCATATTATTTCGTCTTTCCAATTTACTTTACCTTTAGATCTCCACTCTTTCACTTTGTTTATGAGCTGTTGATGCTGGCTTTCTGTTTCCCAGTTAAAACGTTGTTCGACGACCAGTTCTACGGGAATATCAGGATTAAGAAGGTCTTTCTCTGCAAGCTCTCGAAGTAGCCGCTGTAGAAATCGTTTGGTTTCATTCATCTTCATATACTTCAGGATGGCATTCGTAAAAATAAGGGCACTGAACGTGACAAAATGGCTTCGTGGTATAGGAGCAAGGAGGAATTGCAGCCCAAGCATCAACAACTCGCCATGAGACTTTATCAGGAATATTATTTTCCATCTTGCTGTTCCAGGATTTCGATGGTTGTTATATCATATGCTTCAGAGCCATTGCCAAAGCTGATTGAGACGCATCGATCGCATGATACGAAGAAAGTACCGCCACTCATTAAAACTCCATCTCGGCACATATCCTCGATGATATTACCTTTTACGTCACGCTGGATATATCTTACCCGGGATCCTGCTATACCTTTCTCATTCCAAAGCTTTTTCAAAGAAGGGCTGTAGAGCAATTCTAAATTGCGGCCACTACAAGAATAATGCAGCACCATCCCGCCGAGGATGGGCTCCATATCCAGTACTTTCTTCTCGACATCTGCTCTTGCCAGCACTTTGTCGAGGGTCAACTTTGCCGAAATAACATCCGGCACATACATTTCTAAAGTATCAATTATTCCATTCATAAATCTTTCATCGTTTCTTGGTAAAACAACTCGGCTTCCACACAATCGACGCAGAGGCCCTCTTCTGTTATCTCATCGGATTCATCCCCGCAGCAACAGCACATACCATGATGTAGTTCTGAGGGGTGGTAAGTTCGCTCTATAATCATACGCTAGGCATTTGTTGTATTGAAAAATATCCTTCTTTCCTATCAGTACGCTCGTAGTCGGCACATCGAGCAGAACCGGGAGGCTCTGAACAATGACCAGCTTCGTTGTCCCATAAGAGGCAATGCCGGCAGGTGTCTTTCCATTTGTTGCTCGATGCAGGAAAGAACGTTAGAACACCCCATAATGTCGATGTGAAATGGTTTTCGTCAGCCGACATTCCGAATATTTCAAGTTGCGTTGCTTTCATACTTTTCTAGGATGTCAATGTTTGTTCTTATATATCCTCTTTGCTTCAACAGTAACTACCCAAGGGCGATTCTTTAGAGTGTATTTCACCTTAACGCTTCCGGCATTTACTTTCTCTCCGGATTCAATCAGAAAGGTTCCAATATTTCCGTTAGCTATAGCCTCCCGAAATTTTTTTATGGCTGGAAGGCTCAAATTTTTTCTTTGTCTTTTCATACTATGGCCTCCTTTTCGTTATATACCATGCTCCCCTCAGGGTCCAACCGACATAGTTTGACAATATCACCTCCGATGACACGTTGAGTCAGCGCCTTTTCTACGATAATATAGTCAATTCTGGCAGCATAGTCCATGCCATGCTTGACTTCAATCTGAATCTGTCCACTTGCTCTTAATAATTGGATGTCATTCTTCTCGAATCGCCCGCCGGTTGTTTCTCTCAGCCTTCTTCGTAGCTCTATCACCCAGCCGTCGAAGTCGCCGTGACGGAAGAAACAGCAATTATTCACGTCGCGCATCATCTGGACAGCCTCGTTCAGATATTTTGGATGCGCCTTATAAAAAAAACTGTGACAAACAATCATAACAACACCCCCTCTCTGACCATTAGATGTTCCATACCATAGCGCTGCATCCACTCATTATAGTGGGTGATGGCAGCATCACCAGAGAGGCCTTTGCGTTGGCGGTCGGCCAGTTCCTGACGCGCCACAGCTGCCTCTTTCCTCATTTGCATTCCCATAGAGCGACTTTCTGCCTCTATGATTATAAGCTTTGCTAAAATCTTACTTTTACTCATATTCACACGGTTTTTTATTTGTTCGTTCTATATAGCCACCGCACTTTATGCACCTAGCTCCATTTATGCAGTTGCGTTTCTCTTCACACGTTTGACAATCCGGATGCATTGTTTTAAGTTTAAAGAGGCCGCCCGCCGAAAAGATTATCGACTTGTGTATTAATTTTATTATGGCTTGGCGGGACGGTCTCTGTTTCAGATATTGTGAATTCGTAAAACTCGAATGATCTCCCTGCAGTTCTTGGCACCAAGTTTCTTCTTCAGTTTCCAAAGCTGCTGCTTTACAGTTGATGGGGACTTCCCCAGCTCTCTGGCAATCATATCGAATGTGTCACCCCTCAGGTACAGTTTGGCGACTTCCTTTTCTGCAGGTGTCAACCTGTATAGACTCTGAGGTTTACAGATGATATTTTCATCCTGGCATATTCCCCTGAGAGGACAGCGGACTTCCTCAAAATGAAGTATGTCCCTCTCGATATCCGGAGTAAGCAGGTCATGCTCACCGAAGTTGCAGCGTATAAACCGTTCGACAATGGAAAATGCAGCTACGTCTTTAGCAGCTGACGAATTGTTCTTCGGTTTGTACAACAAACGAAGCCTAGCCCAAGCCCCAGGGAATCTGTCGTGTATGATACCCAGCATCTCCAGGCAGATGACTGTGCAGAACCTGGTAAGACGCTTCTCGTCAGCCTTACCTTGTTTGAAGTAGACACTTCCGTCTGGTGACACTCTGAACTCTATTGCCTCCATACGCCGCTCTCTATGGTTTTGATGATGTTCTCTTCTTCATCACGCCTAAGCTGACTCACTGGGGCATTCCTTAATTTTCCGCTCATGGTTGAAGAAGGGTAATCGTACCTCTGACTCAGGTAGCGAAGCATCTTACCCTTCTCTTTTTTCGATAGTGACTGGTAATAAACCCTCACGTCAATACATTGTTTTTCTGCCATATTTTTCTTGTATATTTCGAATTAAATGTTTAAATTTGCTGCAAAAATAATATTAAAAACGGAATCATCCAAATAAAGTTAGAGAAAAGTCTATAACTTTAAGCGGATTTAACATTTGCTGTAGCTATGAGGTACGAAAGAGTCTATATTGACGTTGAAAAACTGAAGTCTGTCATCAAGGCTCGTGGACTTAAGGAACGTGAGTTTTGTGTATTCATGTGGGGTGATGATACTCACAGGACAATTAACGAGTTCAAACGAAGACCAAATACAACCATCGAGACTGCCATGAAAGTGTGCAATACGCTGGACATTTCTCTTGATGATCTTTTTAGCGGTTCGGACAAAATTGGTGATTCTCCGTATATAATTGGAGATAAGAATATTGTTAATTCTGCTGTAATTAATCAAGATGCAAGGTCTCTTCAGTCTGAGAATAAAGCATTAAAAATGCTTGTAAAGGAAAAAGATGAGCGTATTGCTGACTTAAAAAAAGTTAACCAGCAGTTAAGTGATGTGGTCGACCTCCTGAACAGAAAGGGCCAAAACTCGGACAGTTGATTTTGTAAGTGATGAAACAGCGAAAACTATTGCAAATAAAGGCGAAATCAGAGATTTCTTCAGACAAAAATAGTGCGGATTTCACTGTTCCTGCCTCCGCAACCAAAACAGTATGTGAAGTCCCTGAGAATGGGGCTTCTTTCGTCTCTGACGGGGACGAACTCGGACAGAACTCGGAAATCGTATCACCTGTTGGGGAGCCTGCAAGGTTTTCCCCAACAAAAAAAATGCCCTTACCTGAAGACAATTCAAGTGCCGCCCTTATAGGCTTTACTCTCCCAAAACTCCATAAGGGAAAGAACTGGTATGTGGACTTCTTCGCCTACGATCCCGTCACTGACAGGATGAAGCGGAAGAAGTACATGCTTGACCGGCAGAAGAAGAAAGGCGAGCGCCATATCATGGCCACGATGCTCATCACAAACATCACCCAGCGGCTGATAAAGGGCTGGAACCCCTGGGTCAGGAATGACAGTACCAGGCATCTTGCCCAGTTCAGCGAGGTGCTGGCCAGCTACCGCGAGTACATCGAGGCACTGGAGACCAGGGGGACGCTCAGGCATAAGACAGCCTACGACTATCTTTCCCGCCTCGGTGCCATCGAGTCCTACATCCAGGAATGCCATGTCGCCATCAGGTTCGTCTATCAGTTCGACCAAGCCTTCGTCGTTGATTTCCTGGACTACCTTATCCTCGACAAGGATGTCAGCGCCACCACGCGCAATAACTACAGGACGTGGCTCTCCACCTTCGGCACCTGGCTCGTCGAGCGCCGGTATCTGACGGGTAATCCCGTGGAAGGTACTCATATGCTGCGTGAGAAGGAGAAGCTGCGTGATGCCCTGCCCGCCCAGGCCCTCGCGCGCATGCGTGAATATCTAAATAAGAATAACAGGTATTTCCTTCTGGCGTGCATGATGGAGTACTATACCTTCATCCGGCCGGACGAACTCCGGCACATCAGGATCGGGAACATCTCGGTCACCGACATGGAGGTGACTGTTCCGGCAGATGTGTCGAAGAACCACAGGGAGCGACATGTAGGCCTGAACGCCAAGATCCTCCGTCTTATGAATGAACTGCGCACCTTCGACTCACCCTCACAGTACTATCTCTTCAGTGACAGTCTGAAACCCGGGCAGGACATGGTCTACCTGAACCGTTTCCGCTATGAGTGGAAGAAGATGCGCACGGCTCTCCGCTGGCCCGAGAGCTACCAGTTCTACAGCCTGAAGGATGCCGGCATCCGTGACCTCGCCAATGCCGAGGGCGTAGTCGTTGCCCGGGATCAGGCGGGCCATTCCGACGTGGCCGTTACTAACAGGTACCTGAAGCAGGGCAAGGCAGTGCCTGAGAGTGTCAAGTCCTTCGACGGCCTCCTATAGCATCTCGTAGAAGTAGCCCGTCATAAGCCGGTCGAGCTGGCCGTCCCTGATGCTGGCCTCTATCTTCTCGCAGCCGTAGCGTTTGTTCCGTATTATATATACGCGCGTGGGGTCGGGGATGGCATCGGCGAGGAACTTGAAGCAGTGCTTTGCCTTCATGTTGAACACGAAGCCGTTCTGATGCAGCTCACCCAGATAGTGGTCGGCATCGGTCGGGTTGAGCGACAGCGACCAATGGCGGTGCTCATTGCCCTTGTGCGACTTCTTGAACTGCCAGTCAACGAAGCCCATCAGCATCAGGCTGTCGCCGAATGACTGCTGGACTTCGTCGACGAACATCACTTGCAGACGGTTCTCCTTCTCGGCATTGCCGTCAAAATCAGCGTTGCCCAGAATATAGTCCTGGACAGTGGCTGGTTCGCTAGGCTGACTGGAACGTGAACCGCTTATCTCTACGGCGTCATTACCCGTCGGGTTCTCAACCGCAGGCATGGCAATCCAAGGTAATTGGCCGACATCAATGGCACCCGCGTATATGGCAGCCGGCACAATCTTCAACTGAGTCTCTCCGGCATCCTCGGCACGTATCAGCGGACCGAACACGTCAATCTTTGTCAGTAGGGTGACTGGCTCCTCCTGTCCGCAGTCGCTATAGTCATGGTCCCAAGCCGTGAACACACCGACCGGGCAAATCAGTATACTCTTCCTCTTATCCGCATCGCTCATGCCTGCATAGGCTGTTTCCATTGAAGACTTCGATGAATACACGACGGTATTCTCGTAGTCTCTGAGACTGTCGGGAATGACATCATAGTCATGATCTGCAGAACTGGACATGTCAAAGCTCAGATTGTCAGACGCCAGAGCATGACCTTCTGCCTCTTGGCTGACTTCGGCCGTATACTCGCTGACAGGTTCTATGGTGGTTGTCCTGGACGAACCGAAGAAGTCCCTGTTGTTCACGAACCGGCACGTCTTCGCCACCTGATCGATGACCAGTGTGACGTTGAAGAAGCGGCAGAACTCAGCAACGAAGTCCTTGACGAGCCAGTGAGGCAGTGCGCGGGCGATATTGTGGGTGCGCTTGGCAGAAGCCACGTAGAGAGAGTCCCAGGGCTCGCAGCCGACTGCGTTGGCGGTCAGGCTGTAGCCCGATAGCCTTAGCACCTCAGTCATTACATCGAGCAGGCAGGGCTGAACGGCTTTCCTGCGCAAGAAGCCGCTGAGGTTTGTCCAGTGGTCTTCTGTCTCGTCGTGAATCGGCAAGAACTTGAATCTGATTCCGCTGGTAGAGGTGTAAGTCGCATCTGCTGCGTTGCCGCCAAACGAACCGCCGGAGTTCTGCGGTACCACGACGCCCAGGTCCATCTCGTCGATGTATGTCTTGTTGTCGGCGCTCAGGAAGTTTACCTCGCTACGACCGCCGAGCAGTTGCACCTTGACAGCCTTTTCCGTGACCTGCGTAACCCTAGCAGAGCCGTCGAGCATCGGTTTGTTGCCGACGACCAGCAGTGCCCTCATCGAAGGCATCTGCTTTGACGCATCCATGCGCTGCAGGTTCTGCAGGGCCTGCCTGTTTTCCAGGATATCCATCGGTAGTGTCACGTCGAGCGTCCATGACTCCGAGTCGGTGAAGTACGGGTTCTCTTTTGTGAGCTTGATGCTTTCTTTGGTTTCGGGAACGGTGAGCTTGCCGTCAAGATATAGTAAACTTGCCATGTCTCATTATTTGTTTTCGATTAGATTCTCGTATCTTCTCAGTTTACGGTACAGACCGTTTTCCCCGTCGATGGGGACATCCACGCCGATACCATTCTCAAGCTGACGAGCAAGCCTGTCCTGCGTCTCGCGCACCAGTTCCAGCGTGCCCTGCAGCTCCTCGTTGTCCGTCTGGACGTTGACGATGGGCGCGACCACCTGACTCGGGCCGCCCATGGAACGCGACACGTCCTGCATGGTGAGCGAGCCGACGGTATTGTTGCGCTGTGCCTGGTCTATGAAGTTCAGGAACGGGAGGATGGCGGGGTTCTGTACAGCCTGGTGGTTGGCAACGAACTCGCCCTCGTGGACCACGCCTGCCTCGCGGCGGTAGCGGCGGCCACCGGTGAATCCGCCCTCGTAGTAGCCGGCCTCCTGTGCCTGCTGCTGCTTCTTCAGGGCTGCTATCTGTATCATGCCTGCAGCCGTGGCCATTGCGGCGAACGCAGCTGCTATGACGGGAGCTGCAGGACCGCCGACAGACAGGCCCGCACCGTAGGCCTGTATGGCATTGACGGCGGTCTGCCCGATGGCCTGTGCCATCTGGATGACCATCTGGCGCCTGTTGTACTTTGTCTTGATGGCCGCTTCCTCCTTCTGCTGTTTCTCCTGCAGCTTCTTCACCTTCGCCTGGTTGTTGCCGGCAGCCTCGATCTGCTTGTCGTACTTGGCCTTCACCTGTGCCGTCTCATACTCCTGCTGAGCCGTGAAGTAGCTGCCGGCAGCCTGCATCACCTGGTTCACCGTCTGGTAGGCGGTCTGCATCTCGGCGGCCAGGTCCTGGCAGAACTGAGCCGTAGCCTGCTGCTTGGCCAGCAGGTAGGCATCGTGGTTCTGCTTGTCGTCGACATACAGTTCCCTGAGTTTCTCCATGGTGGCCTGGTAGTTCTTTATGGTACCTGCAAAGGGTGTGTCGCTAGCCGTAGCGGCGGTGGCGTTGCGGGCGTTGGTCAGCATGTCGCCGGCAGTCTTCCGCGTCTGTTCCGATGGCGACTGCGCATTGCCGTACTGTGCCTCGATGGCGATGCGTGCCCGCTGGTACTCCTCTTCCTTCAGCAGTCCCCGGGCGTGCAGCTCGTCGAGTCCGGCGAGTGCAATCTGCAGCTGCCGCTCGTTCCCCATTCCCAAGTACTGCTCGCGCACCTGGCTGAGCTGCTGCTGGTACTGCCGTTCGTGCTCCAGCCTATTGCGCTGCTCGGCCTGCTCCAGCTCCCATTCGGCATCCATGCGTTCCTTGGTCCCCTGACGGTAGAGTTCCACCTTGTCGGCCAGGAACATCTCGTTGAGCAGCCGCAGGCGCTCCTGCTTTTCCGTCTCGGTTATCTCCTCGCGTGCGGCCTGTGCCTCTATCTCTGCCTGCTGGCGCAGCATGCACCGCTGCAGGTCTTCGAGCCTCATGCGGTTCACCTGGCTGTCGCCCTTGAAGATGAGCTCCTCCAGCTGGCGGTTCAGCTTCTCATATTCAGCCGTCCCCTTCTGGTAGACGTCGCGGCGCTTCTCGAGCCCTTCCTGCTGCAGCCGTGCCATGTCCTGAATGTACTGGCGGTAGGCAACTCTGCCCACTGCGTACTCATGCGTCTTGGCGGCAATGGCGGCGTCGGTTTCTGCCTTGGCGGCATCCTCAGTCTCCTTCAGGCGCCTGCGCTCCTCGATTTCCCGTTTGTGGCGTTCCTCATCTTGTTTCTTACGCTCTGCATCGGATATATAGCTTATGGGCGTCGTGCCAGAATCCCGGACGTCTGACGGCGTATTCGAATTTGTAACTTTACCCGTATAGAGCTGGTTTACTTTTTTGTTTTTCTCCAGCACGCTGTCCAGATAGTCTTCCTCTGCCTTCACCACCTTGGTCTCCGACTTGACATCCTCGAGACGTTTCTCATGGATTTTCTGCTGGCGGTCGCTTTCGATGGCAGATGCCGTTTTGGTTTGTGACCTATGAACTCTGCCGTCTGCATCAACCCACTCTGTGGTCGTTTCCTGCTGCTGAGTGTCACGGTATGCCTGTACAGCCTTTAAGGAGTTTTCGATGCGGTGCTGCTTGAATTCAAGATCCATTTTCTTGCGGTTTATCTCCACCTTCTTCTGGTATACGGCTTCTGCCAGCGCTGCATCATTCAGGTCTTGGATGTACTTTTTTATGGCGTTAGAGTTTTCCTCGTATAGTTTCCCCTCGTTACTGATCGACGCGTGATAGTCTGGAACGATGCCCTGCAGTTTCTTGATGGCTGCACGTCTTTCATCTACAGAGTAAACGTTGGAGCGGATGATACGTGTCAGCTGTTCCACTCTCGTTTTCTGTTCGGCAATGGATTCATTGACCTTTTTTGCCATATCGCTCTGCAGTTCGTGCTGGGCGCGCATCTCCTTCACTTGCTGAAGGTTTTCCCTTATCGCATCGCTATGACTCTTCCAAGCCCTGTAAGCACCCCATACTGCCACGGCAACCGTGAGAACCACCGTTGCGAGTGCCGTCCAGACGTTGGTCATCTGCAGCCGCTTCATGTCGGCCATGGCGCTGTTCAGCCGTACATGGTTAGCCGTCACGGCAGCAATGGCTATGCGCCATGCCACGTGAGCCTGCTGTAGGGTTTTGATGACGAAGGCGTGACCTTTGCTGATTGCTACCGATATCGCCTGAACGACGTTTGACGCTTTCATGGCAATGGTATTGTAGTTCCAGAGGACGGTCAGTGTTGCGATGTACCCACCGAGAACCGTCAGTCCCTTCCAGTGGTCGTATACGAACCCGGTAAGCACGCTGAGCGTCTTTGCCAGCACAGAGGCGCCTGTGATGGTGTACTGCACAACAGGCAGAAGACGCTCGCCCAACTCGACTGTCATCTCATGGAACTGTTTCTTGCATTTGTCGATTCTGGCCTGAACGGTATTGTTCATTGTATTGAACTCACCCTGAACGCTTGTAGCTCTTTCGTATGCCTCGGTGGCCCGTTCCTGATGTTTACGGACATCATCAATCTTGTCGGCCATGGTGGCAAGCACGGCAACCGCACGGCTGCCGTCGAGCCCCATGTCGTCAAGCATCTTCATCATCGTCTGTGGGTCTGCCTTCTTCAAACTGTCGGCCAGTGTGAGGATGGCACCGTTGGCATCCTCCCGCAGCATCTCGGAGAACTCCTTGACATCCTTGCCGGCAATCTTGGCGAACTTGGCCGTGTCGGTCTGCATCTTGGTGAGCATGTTGCCGAAGGCGGTGGCGGCCATCTCGTCTTGAAGGAGGTTCTCGTCCATGACGGTACCGAATCCCATGATCTGCGCCTGTGTCAGTCCCAGCTGCTTGCCGAAGCCGGCCACGCGTGCCGTAAAGTCAACGAGGAATCCAGCCTGTGCGCTGGAGTTCTGCGCCAGTTCGTTCAGAGCCGAACCAGTTGCCAGCATGGCGCCCTTCAGTCCTCTCTTCTCATCCTCGCCGAAGGCCATTGCCAGCTTACCGATCTTATCGACGGCACCATCACCGAGGTCATCGCCCAGAGCCACTCCTATCATATCGGCAGCTTCGACGAACTCAAGGATATCCTTCTTAGCCTGCAGACCCAGTCGTCCGGCGCTGCCAGCCAGCTGGTTCAGCTGCTCACGGCTGGTACGGGTATCCATCCTCTTCAGCTCCTCGTTCATATCTCGCACCTGGTCGGCGGTCATCCCTGTGTACTTGCGCACGTCGGCCATCTCCTCCTCCATCTGGGCATAGTCCTCCACCGACTTGCGGATGGTCGTTGATATTCCGGAGATGCTTTGCACGAGCACGAAGATGCCACCCCAGCTGTCGTTCAGGAACTTGAAGAACCTGCCCAGAACAGGTTGGGAGGCCTTGCTCTCGTCCTTAATTTTGGCGAGTTCCGTATTAGCCTCTTTCAAGGCGGCCGTCAGCGCTTTCCAGTTCTCGCTGCCACGTTCTATACTACCGCTGTTCAGAAGCGCATTGATGTCCTTGATCGTGTCCCTCAACTGTTTAGGGCTAGCCCCCGACATGTTCCGGATGGACTTGTTGACGGTTGTCAATCGGTTCTCCATCATTTCCAGCTGCTTGACGTTCTTGCTGATCTCCTTTTCAAGTTTACCGAACTGCTTGGAGTCAGGGGCGTAAGCCGACTGTTTCTTTCTCAGATCGCCGATTTTCTTTTGAAGCGTCTCAATCTCCCTCTTGGCCTGGTCAGTATTGAGCCGGATTACAGTCTCGTATCTTTCTGTCTTTGCCATAAAAAAAACGGTACATTTGCAATTACAATGCAAATATACCGCTTATGGCAGTCTTACAAAAATACTTATGAAAAATGCGCTATACCGATAACGATGGCCAGGAACACTACGACGATGACTGCCGTAGCCACTCGCTCCTTGAGCGTCATGGGGCCGGCCTGCTTCTTGTATTCCTTCCACGTCTCAGGGTCAACAGGACCCGACGTCTCGAGCACTTTGCCGCCGGCCGACCTCAGTGCGGCCCCAGCCAGCCATACAAGGAGTATCAGTCCAAGCAGGCATCCGATTCCGGGTGATATCAGGTAAAACATATCTTACTTCATCTTTCTCGCTGCAAATATAGGATAATTCCGTGAGATTTCCAAGCTCTGCAACGGAAATCGGTATTATTTATACTTATTCTAAAAAGGCCGGAACAGTCAGTTCCCGGCCTTGATATACCTGTTATAAGTCACGCGTGCGCGTGGGTTGAAGTTGACGATTTTAAGTCGATACCCTCTTGTGCCCCACCTCCACCAGAGGAAGCGGTGGCGGTACTCGCGGTACACCAGCGTACTCAGCGAGTCGCGTATGTTGTAGTAGAACGTGGTGTCCTTCAGCTGCAGCGTCAGGTCGGCCCACTGGTCGTGGTAGTAGAAGCAGCTGTCCGTCTGGCGGTACTCTGCCGGCACGGAGTCGCTGGTCTCGAGCGTGGTGGTCTGCATGGCCTCGAGCTGGCGCACCCTGAGCTTCAGGTCCTTGATGAGCCGCTCGTCGGCGGCCAGTGCGTCCACCAGCTGCCTGGGCGCTACCTCGACCACCGTCTGCGTCACCACCTCGATGGAGTCGTGGATGGTGTCGCGCTGCAGGGGAATGCGGGCGTGGGCGAGTTCAAAGTTAAGACGGTTGACCTCGCCCTGCAGGCGGGCTACGGTGTTGCGCTGGCGTCCGTACCAGCCCAGGGCGGCAATCAGTATTGCCAGTGCAATGATGACTCTTATCTTCATACGCTATTCAATGGTTATGTAAATATCGCCTTTAGCCTCGCGCAGCCTTGCATACAGCCGCTTGAAGGTGGCCGTTGAGTTGAGCACCTTGCCCACCTCGCGGTTCTCGCCCACGAGGATGCAGCCCTCGGAGTCGCGGGCGGTGTTTCCGATGTGTATGAGTATACCGTCGAAGCCGGGCACATTGATGAGCCGCGGCACGTAGCCGTCGCAGAACTCGTACGCCTTTTTCTGTGACATCTTGGGTGACCTGACGCCCAGCGTCACGCGGTAGCGGCCCGTGGGGATGGCCGTCTCGCCCGGCACCTTGATGCGCTTGATGGCGGCCCGTGCCACATCCTGGCGCAGCGAGCGGTCGGGGTCCTCGATGGTGTCGCAGAAGCGCTGACCGTCGACGTAGAGCCGCCCGATGGTGTACGATGCCTTGCGGGCAATCCTCTTCAGTTTCAGTTCCATCGCTCATTCCTCCGTGTTTCTGGTTGTGTCATAGCCATGGCGCTCGCGCCTGATCTGGTCCATCTCGGCATGAATCTCGTTGCGCATCTGCCCGACGCGGTTGACGACGTAGACCGAGATACCGAACAGTCCGAGCGCTGCCGACAGAGCCTCGCCGATATACGTCAGCGGGCCGGCCCCGATGTCCAGCGTCAGCGCAAACGACACGAAGGCCATGGCCACGGCACTCGCTATGAGCACCATGGCCGAAATGTGCTGAATCCAGTCTTTGGTATTCTGTTTCATACTTCCTTTGGTTTAAAATCACAGCAAAGGTAGCATGAAACAGCATCGTTTAAAAATACGCGTGAATGCCTGCGAAAAGTTTGCTCCGGGCAAACTGGGAGTTTGAACCGGGCAAACCGGGAGTTTGAACCGGGCAAACTTTTTGAGGGGTTTTCAGGGTCATGAAGAGACGGTCTTGACGGTCCATCCTGCAGGCACGCAGCTGAAGTCGACGCCGCTCAGGTGGACGTCCTGTCCGAGTGTGGCGGTGATGGCCAGCTTCAGGTCGGTGCCTACCGAGGGTGGCAGAAGTTCGGGGTGTTCATCTTACTCTCCAGTTAATGCTTCCTCAGTTTTCAGATACTGGTCGACCGTCCAGCGGTTGGCATCCATCAGCTGCAGGAGGACGTCTCCAGCCAACGGCTCGAACTCCAGCTCCACTGTTGATTTGTCGATGTCGCTCATCGCCTTTTCGACAGCCTGGTTATAGGACATGAGCGTGGCCACGAACTTTTGGTATTCAGCCTGCGTCATTGCCGTGGGCTGCTTGCCGTCGTTTCGTTCTGCCTCATAGACCGTTGCAAGGCTGCGCAGCTCGTCGAAATCGTCAGGCTTCAGCCGGTCGTGGGCATCCTTGACATCCTCCTCGTATTTCTTGGCCACATAGCGAAGCTCACGGAGGATCTTCAGTACGGCCACCTTGTCGTCGGTCTTCTTCAGCTCGTTGAGACGCGAGTTGCCGATGATGGCGTAGACGGCATGGATGAGATTCCTGGTCATCGTCTTTTTCATGCCTCACCTCCTTCCTCGGCTGGGGCGGGCGAAGCTGCTGCCACGACGGCCTTTGCGATGGCGCGGATGGTGTCGAAGTCGTCGTCGGCCACGTTGCCGTAGGTGTAGCGCAGCTGCTGTCCCTGCAGGTTGACGGTCACTTCGCCTGCGCTGTTGTTGCCGCCCTGTGCGTGCTGGCATGTTGCGTAGAGGTAGGTGAGCTGGTTGCCCCTGCTGCCGTCGTTGTCGTAGGAGCCCGACATGACGATGCCGTTGTCGGTTGCCTCGAAGGTGGTGTGTGCGGTCACTTTCTTGATCTGAATTTCCATAATCTTACTGTTTTGTTTTATAGGGTTAATAAATAAGAAAAAAATTACTCTCTGCGTATTTCGAGGAGCTTGGTGGCCGTGACGCTGCTGCCCGAGCGCCGGGCCGAGACGACGGCCGACGTTCCGAGGCTTGCCTGCTGTCCGGAGCGCACGACGCAGTAGATGCGGAACCAGTCGCCCTCGCCGCCGGTGTCGGTGGCATAGTCGAGCGAGGTGTCGAGCAGGTTGACGGCCGTGTCGTCGTCGCCGAGCCTGACGGTCAGCGCGTCGTAGTACTGGCGCAGCACGGGCACGACGGTGGCCCCGGCATCGGAGAGTCCCGCCGTGAGGTTGAGCTCCGCCGGGTTGTAGTCGATGAGCAGCACGTAGGCATAGGTAGCCGACTCGTCTTCGGCGACGCGGACGAAGGAGATGGTGGTGGCGACGTCGACGGTAGTGCCGGCACTGCGGCTGATGAACACCTCGTAGGCGAAGCCGACGATGGGCATGACGTTCTGTCCGGAGTCGCCCTCGACCCAGCAGTCGAGGAAGAGGCATCGGCCCGTGAGCCGGCTGAAGAAGTGGGTGTCGGACGGCGAGAAGGGGTAGCCGTCGCGGTAGTAGCAGTTGGCATTGTTGGCACCGGCGGCATCGGTGAGGTCGAGCCATGCGTTCGGGTAGGCGTCGTAGGGCCTTTCGGCGGCGGTGCCCCCGACGAGGTCGGTGGCGTAGTTGTAGAGCCGCCACCTGGCAGTAGCGGCGTCGTAGTACTGGTGGTCCTCCTCGCGCCACTGGCTGTCGACGAACTTGAAGACGACGATGCGGCGGCGCACGCTGGCGTAGTCGCGGTCGCGGTAGGTGCTGGTGCCCATGAAGTCGATGGGCGAGAGCCACTCTTCGTTGCCGTCGGTGACGTCGACGCGGGCCGAGGTGGTGCCGTGGATGCTCTGGTAGTAGAAGTCGAGCCACGTGTGGTCGTTGGGCAGGTGGAGTCGCGCGACGGTGCCCGGCGGTATGTCGAGCGTGCGCTGGTGCTCGGGCAGCAGGGGTGCGAGGCAGTGGGTGCCGTTGGCGGCTGCCGAGCCGCTGGCTGTGATGGTGATTGTGGGGTTGTCGGGACGGGCGTTGTGGTCGTAGCCCTTGTTGTGGGCTACGAGGCCGGTGTCGGTCTTGACGAAGTCGGTGAGCCGCTTCCAGTGGCCGTCGCCGAAGGAGCGCAGCGGGAGGAACCAGGCCCCCCGGGTGGCCATGTCGTTGACGTAGTCCTCGTAAGCCTGGATGGTGTCGGCGGTAAACATGTCGACGGGCGGGTCGATGCCGTAGCGTTCGCCCATCCGCTGCGACAGGGTGATGGGCGTGGGCAGGTTGTTGCCGGCTTCGGCGCACGGTATGGGCCTGTAGCGTGCCCAGGGGTTGAGCTCGCGGCGGCTGACGACGCGCCAGGTGGTGCCGTCGGCGTCGTTGAAGGTGTCGCCCGTACGCTTCGAGATGATCACGCCGAGGTCGGCCGACAGTCGGCGCACGGTCTGGCCGCCGACGGTGCCCTCGATGATGACGGCGAAGCACTGCTGGAGGTCCTGTATGCTGACGCCCACGTTTGGCGTCACGCTCTTGTCTACATATATTCGTCCGTTGCTGTATGCCATAGTCTCGTTATTTTATCAGTTGTGCGCTGCCGCCAGCAGGCTTGAAATACAGGTGATTGTTGCTGACGTAGATGCAGTCGTCACTCACGCCGGTACCGAATATTATCTTGCCGTCAATCATCATGTCGTCGGCAAACTCTGACTTATCCTCGACATAGAGATTGTTTGTCGTGGTCTCAGTGGAAAAGAAATTGCCCCTGACAGTCAACGTATTGTTGATAGTCGTAGCACCGTTCAGCGTGCTCGATCCCAACACCTGCAATGTGTCGGCAGCGACCGCGCCCACCGCCGTACCCTGCGACGATACACCGAGCGCACTCACCGCTCCCGTGGCGACAACATTGCCTGCGACGTGCAGCTTGTGCTGCGGGTTGTTCGTGCCTATGCCGACGTTGTGGCTCGTGTTTATGAAAATGTCATAATACGAACTGTTTGCGCCTAAACAGAGATTTTCCGCGTATGACATCAAGTATATATTATTATTACTACCATTTCCACGACCACAATAGCCTGCATTGTTGCTGTCATTGTATTTCTTAAAAAGTATGTAGTTGGCTTTTGCCACCCCATTGACATCTAACTTTGCAGCGGGCGTTGTCGTTCCGATGCCGACGTTGCCGTTTGGATTGACGACCATCCAAGTGTTGTTGTAAGCAGCACCAATATACATATACGTCAGCGTTTCACCGTTGCCAAAGAATCCGACCTCGCCAAGCGAAGCGTCAGCTTGTGACATAGCATACATACCATTGCCCCAATAGCTTGTTCCTGCGGTCAAATATATACCACCGCCTGCACTTATGCGGGTCTTTCTACCGTTTACTCCTGACAGAAGGCTAAAATCGCCGTTAGTATCAAACAAAAACTCCTTGCGATAGCTCCATCCGTTCTGCAAATTGGTGTAGATGTTCACGCCTTGGTCATTGCCTATATGCATCACTTCACTTCCACCAGACACCTGTGCCGACATTGTTCCTGCCGACTCACCGCCGCCGATGATAGTTGCACCGCCACCGCCGATTGCAATGCCGTTTCCGTATATGTCGCCCACGTTGTCGATGAACGTAATCATGTCATACGTGGCCTTCGTTCCTTTGTAGGCGATGTTTCCTGTCAGCGGGTGACTGCTACCAGCCGTCAGCGGAAGATAGCCGCCAAGCTGTGTGGTGACGTAGCTCTGCAGATTATCGCCGAGGGTGTTGAGATTGTCTAAGATAGCCACTTGCTTCCACGCCTGCCATGTGCCCTGCGACTGCGTGCGGAAGAACAGCCCGGAGTTCGAGTTACCTATGGCTAATTGTGCATCGTAACCGCCAGTATTATCCCACGCCGAATGTATGATATGGGCATCTACAGGCGGCTTGCCTGTAGTCATTGAAGACGTGGCCATATAGTGACGGAGTTTTCCGTCACCGTACTGGTTGTTGGCGCTTGCCGGGCGACTGTCGAAGAAATTGTATAATGTCTTTAACTGATTTATCGTAGCCACCTGAACACCGTTAAAAGTGAACGAACCATCAGAACTTACGTTGACCGATTCACCGCCTAAAGTCATTACACCGCCAGAGTTGTAAATGCCACCGATGTTCGCACCACTACCATTGCTAATGTAAACATATCTTGCCGAGCCGCCCGTCAGGGGGAGATAGCCGCCAAGCTGCGCAGTTACCCAGTCCTCGAAGGCGATGGTGTGCCAGTCGTTCGTTCCCCAGCCCGTCGAGTTGCGCGAACGCCAATAGAGTTTGCGCGTTACGCCCGTCGTGACGTTGTGGTTGGAGTCCCACGCCAGCTGACCAGACAGAACACCAACGCCACTGCCTGCCGTAATCTGAAGCACGCCGCCCCAACTCATACCCGTCGGCATGTTTGCCCATTCGGAGGTTCCTCTATAGTTTGTCAGTAGCGCATATTGCGTGCCGTTGACAGTCATGGTATTTGCGTCCCATGTCCCTGCTGCGGTCTTATTGAGACTCTTGAAGCCCATCGTACTCGTCGCAAAGGGTACGGTGAGGTTGTTGGTGATGCCGTTCCTCGTCCAGGTCACATTGTCGCCCGACATGCCGAGGGCCTTGACATACGCCGATTCCGCGTAGTTGTACAAATCCTGCAGGTCGGCATTATAGGCAAAGCCTCTGTCATAGACCCATTGTTGGGTAGCATAGGCCGCGAGCGACTGGTGCTGCGTGAGGTAGCCCTGCTGCGTCACCCACTGCTGGGTGGCGTATCCAGAAAGGCTCGTAGCCTGCGTAGCCTCCGGCACCCAGTAGCCATTGCGGTATGTCAGCACGTGTCCTGCCGTTATGCTGCTGCCGATATTCACGTCGAGCAGCTCACGCAGGTATTGTGTGGTGATGGTCCCGCCACCGCCGGTGCCCGACGTACCGAGGGCAGACACGCCGCCCAGAGAGGCGATGGTATGTGAGAACTCGAAATACTCGCCGTCGCTGTTCCAGCTGATGGTGCCGCCGCCGATTTTTATGACACCATCCTGTACGTCAATGTCGCCGGAGGATAAAATGACGTTGCCATCCACCCAGACGGAGTTAGTCGTGTTCCCCGTCACGATATTCAGTCCGTCGTCGTCGACGCCTAAATCAACATATCTGCTGTTGCTGGCTTCAAGCCGCATGAGGAGGCGGTTGGAGTCATACACATGCAGCTTCCGGCTCGGCGTGCTTTTCCCGATGCCAACACGGGATGATGAAAAGTAAGCCAGGGCATTGATGCTGTCAACACTCGTCATAGCCCCGCTGATGCTCTTCGGCACGCCGTTCTGCCAGTAGGTCTGACCCCAAGCGGTGTATGTGTTAGTGCCGCTGAGACGCTTGGCCGAGTTAGCCACACCGTTATCGAAGTAACCCTCCAGCGTGGTAATTCTTCCGCCTTGTGCCGATACAGTGCCCGCGAGTGTGGTCAGTGCCGACGCGGTAGCGAAATAGCCGCTGTCGTGTCCGTCAAGCAGGTCGGCGTCAAGCCCGCTTCCACTGCCGTCGTTTCCGCTGTGCCACACGCCGTAGTTCGTGCCACCGTTGTTGGCATCGTTTGGCACGCAGACATAGATGGTCGTGTTGCCGTGCTGACCGTCATATCCTGCCGAGATATAGGTCTGCCCGCGATGGTGTGTGTCCAGAGTCTGCGTAGAGCCTATCCACAGGTTTTCGCCGTTCTGATAGAAGGCTGGAACGTAGTTTCCTGCAGGGTCTTTGACGAACACGCCCCTGCCCGTTACCGAACCGATGTAGAGACTGTTCGTAATCGGGTAGCTTTCGCCTGCCACCTTCAGCAGATAGATGCTGCTCAGATCAGGTATACGGGCAGTATCGAGCGTGCCGCTGGTAATCTTCGATGCACTGAGTGCAGGGATATCGGCAGGTGCCAGCGTCTTGCTGCCTACGCTCGTCACATGGCCGAGGTTGTCCACGGTAATCGCTGACAGGACCTTGCCGCTGGCAGCCGTGATGGTGGTGTTTGCACCTCCCGTTGGGTGCTCGTAGAAATTGGCACCTGCCTGGATGCCGTTCAACTTCGACAGCAGCGCGTTGGTGAAGTCGTTTGTCGAAAGGCCCTTGCCATTCACCTTTTCCACATAAGTCTGCTGAACATAGCTAGCCAGGTCTGAGAGGTCGGCACCGTATGCGAAGCCACGCTCGTTCACCCACTGCTGGGTGGCGTAGGCAGCTAGCGACTGGTGCTGCGTGAGGTAGCCCTGTTGCTGCACCCACGTCTTGGTAGCGTAGGCAGTAAGGCTTGGGGTCTGTGCCGCCTCTGCCGTCCAGTAGCCGTTGCGGTACGTCAGCACCTGGCCTTCTGACATAGCGGAGACATTGACATCAAGTAGGTCGCGCAGGTACTGGGTGCTGCCGCCGCCACCTGATGCGCCTGTAGCGCCCAGTGCGGCCACGCCGCCGGTGGCATAGATGTTGCCATTGAACTTCAGCCCGTCGGCGGTCTTCTCGATGACGAAGCCCCCGATGTTAATCACGCCCGACATGATGATATTCTCCACCCCGTCAAGCGTGCCGCTGATTGTCTGCGGCACGCCATCCTGCCAGAATCTCTGGCCCCATGCCGTGCAAGGGCTGTCGCTGTCCAGGCGAAGCGCCCTATTAGCCACGCCCCCGGTAAAGTAGCCTTCGAGTGTCGATATGGCAGACGTGTGGCCGGCAACCGTACCGCCCAATGTCTCCAGAGCCGAAGCTGTGGCGAAATAGGCAGCATGGTGTCCGTCGAGCAGGTCGGCATTGAGGTTCGTCACCAGGTTGCTGTTCTTCATCGCACCGCCGGTCAGCGGCAGGAAGTCCAGATTCCCGAGCAGCCCGAGCATGTCAATCATGGCCGTGCCCACGCGGTTGGCCGTGTTGGCATGGGTGCGGCGCTCGTCGCGTATGGTTTCCAGTTCCTGCAGAACGATATCAAACTGTGACATGCTTCAGCTGTTTTTATTGCAAAGTTACTTGTCGGCGGTGAGAGATAAAAATACCCTATTCAGAAGCGGTTCGTGCGGATGCCGCCTGTGAACAGCTCGTCGAGGAACGAGGACATCAGTCCCTGGTAGGCACGTCCATAGAAGGCCGACTCCTCGAGGTTCAGGCGGCGGATGCTGTAGTAGTACTTCTTGAAGAACCAGTCGCGGGGCATGCGCTTCTTGCCAGAGGTAAGTGCAGCCTCCTTACCGGCATTCTTGCCCCGCTTCACGGTGACGTGCTTGAACTTGGGACTCTTCATGTGCTGTTCCGACAGTCCGGCACCCACCTGACGGGCACCGTATTCGCGCTTGCCCTTACGGTAGTCCTCGCCCATGAAGAGCAGATCGCCGGGGTTGCCATGATAGAAACCCTTGCCTACACCTGCTGCCACGAAGAGTCCGTACTGCAGGAACTTGTGCTCGATGGTTGTCACCTGCCCGGTACTGACAAGCTCGGTCATAGAGTCGCGCAGGGCGCCGGAGTCGTTGATGTTCAGCTGCTGGATTTTCTCTCTCCAGATATCGATCATCATTTTCGACCAGCCGCGCTCATAGCGCTCCAGCTCGTGTTCGTCGAAATGGCTGCGGGTGCGGCCGCTATTGCCCCACCGCCGTCTTTCGTGGTGCTCCTCAAGGAGCCGCTTCATCAGTCCCATGGCCTATGCGCTCAGTCTATGTCCCACTCACTCTCCAGCTGCTGCTCATCCTCGTACTCCATCGACTCAGGCTCGTCGTTCTCAACCATGAAATAGAGCCCCGTGACGCCGTTCATCGTGTAGCGGCCGAACTCCTTGGAGTAGACTTTCTCGACATTGAGGAAGGCCGTCTCGTCGTCTTCGCGCTGCGCCCTGTCCCAGATCATGCGCCGCACGAACTGCCGGAACACCTCGCGGCAGAGGTTCAGCTTCGCCTCTCGGTCCTCCATGTCGTCCCATCGGTAGGCAGCGAGGATGAAGACTGTATAGACACGGCGCTTGAAGTAAGAGACACCCTCAGAGTACAGGTTCTGGTCGGTGGTGTCGTCGATGCAGACGAAGTTGGCCGTCTTCTGGAACTCCTGCATAATGCCCTCGATGCTGTCGGGGCCTGAGCAGAACACCGGCCTGAAGCCGTGCTGTCGGCACAGGCGGTTCTGCCGTGCCAGCTGCACGAAGTAGTGTAGTGCGTCGAAAGTCATTTCTTATCGTATTTTTCGTGAAACTCCTTGGCCTCGCGGGCCTTCTGGTTCAGCTCTGTCAGGGCACGCCAGCAGGGCAGGGCCTTGATGGTCTCCTCCTTGGTGATATCGCCATCCGTCAGAGCTCTTATCTGTGCGTCCATGGCGCCCATCAGGTCGATGTCCTGCTCGTCGATGTCGCCCTCGATGCGCCTGAAGAAGTGCGGCCAGCGTTCGGCGAACACACTCTTGACGTGGGCAAACCATCGTAGCGTGCCCATCTGTTCGGCGGGCGAGAGCGACAGTCGCTCAGGATGCACCCAGCCAATCCATCTCCAGGGGAAATGGTTCAGCTTCACAATGCCACGACGTTCATAGAGGAAGCAGGCCAGCCGCTCTATCATCTCGGGCTTGCCGCTGCTGACGGCCAGCTGGTAGTACTGCTCGGCCAGCAGGTAGTCGCCGAAGGGGTAGTGGTCGAGGATATCATCGACCGCCCGACAGCCGTGAATGCGCTCCAGCCGCACATCCATGCCGTCGAACGGGTCGATGAAGTCAAACTGTCTGATCATGCTCTCTATCTGCCACGCCTCGAGCGTGAACCAGCGGCGCGGCTTCCACCATGCCGGGCGAAACCAGCAGCTGAATGCCACCGGCTGGTCGCGGGTGACGCGCAAGGCGCTTCCCTCGATATGGATGCCGCCCAGTCGGAAGAGCATGTAGGTCTTGACGACAGTCAGGTCGTCGAACAGCGACAGCAGTGTCAGCACATAGCGAAGCTGCCGCTGGGTCATCTTCAGCCACGACGTGGGCGCATAGAGTTCTATCGAGCCGTCAGCCAAAAATGTAGGCCGGTGCGTCCTGAGTGTTCTTAAAAGTCTCATGGTGGTTAACAGGGTATCCGAACTCTTTATAGATGGTGTATTTCTCGGGATCAGCGTCGAGCATGTTCAGCAGTCGGCGCATCTTCAGGCGCACGGCCTCCTGGTCGCCCGCTATCCAGAGGCTGATGATGTGGCGGCACTGGAAGATGACGGGGTAGTCATCGGCAGTGACCGTGCCGCAGCGCACATGATCCAGGAGAGCATCCATATACTGGTTGCTAAGCTTCAGGCGCAGATGTTCGTCGGCCTCGCCGATGAGACGCTTTGCGGCCTGCCATTCCAGATGCGACGCCGCAGGGCCCTGCATCTTCTGCAGCATACGGAAGTCAAAGAAGAGATTGTCGATATTCTCCAGTGCCTGTGTGGTGGTTCCCCATCCGCTCACTTTGCACAGTTCCGCCAGCAGCTGGCCGTGAGCCGTCAGGATGCTGTCGCGCAGGTGTCCTATCAGGGCATCCACGCGCTGTTTCGAGGCTGGTGCCATCTGTTGTGTACTGACTACGCCGAAGCCGGTAGGTGTCAGTACCAGGTCCAACTGCCGGAAAACGGAGAGGAACGCCTGCAGTGCTACCCATTTCTTCACGGCATTCTTCAGTTTTTCGTTTTCTTCGCCCTCGATGGCTGACGTACCCACATCTCCGAGTACGCCAGCCTTGCAATCGTCTAAGGCAGAAGCAAACTGCGGTTCTACCTTCTCATATACCTCCACATGGGAGGACGTCGCCACCGAAACAATATTCTCAAATTCAACCTTCGTTATTTCCATTGCCGTCATTATTATTAGTTACTTCCTTGGCATCCTTGTTCTCGTCGATGGTGGTGAGCATCAGCATGGGCACGTCGACAGTTACCCGCTCGCTCCAGCCGTTGTAGTGCAACACCACGTGGTAGGGCTTCATCATCACGTCGTGGAAGGGCTTTTCGAGTGCCTGCTTCATGGTGAACAGCTCGCGCTTGTCAGAGCCTGAGTTGTTCATCTGACTCTTGCCCGGCGTGGCACCAATCAGGTTCGGGTGTACGCCGAAGGCAAAGCACAGCGTGTTGGCTGCCTCCTGCATATCGTCGGCCCAGTCGCCGCCCTCTTTCTTGCCCTGGTTCAGGTTGACGACTCGTACCATGGAGTGCTCCTTGCCTGAGGGGTCGACGTAGTAGCCGCTGATGAGCGCCTTGCCCGCATTCTTCGGGCCGCAGACAAAATCGATGATATTCTGCTTTTCCTGTTTGATGCGTCCCTTTCGCTCATCCTCGTCGGTGATGCCCTCGTTGTCACATACCATGTCCCAATAGTCATCATGCACCTCTATCTGCAGGCGAGGGGCTGACGTGTTCTTGATCATGTACCGCTTGCCGATGCCTATCAGCTCGTAGATATCGAACCATGAGTCGCGGAAGGCCGAGAAGTAGTAGGGGCGTGAATACACCTGCCGGCCAGGCGTGGCCATGCGGCACACGATGGCGAACTCGCAGTCCGCGCCGTCCTTGGGTGCCTTGCGCTTCTCGCCCGTCATGGGGTCCGGCTCCCTGCCCATGCGCACCATCAGGTCGCCCAAGGGGTCATAGAAGTCGAGCATCGGCAGCATCTCGATATCGCTGGGGTCCGGCGCACCGTCCCGCCAGTCGCCATACAGCACGTATTCGAATCGTTTCTTGCCTGCCAGGCGGGCAAAGCGGCAGTAGCACATCTCCTTATGGCGCACCTTCACGATCCGGCTATGGTCACGGCAGAGGATGACCTTTGTAATTGTCGTGAAGAAGAACTTCATGTCAGTGGCCTGCTCCAGGAACAGCTCGTGCAGCGAGTTCCTGAGGCAGAAGGAACGGATCTCCGCATCCTGCGTGTCCTCACGGGTGTCGCGGTCGACGAAGCGCACGCCCTGCCCGTAGCAGGCCTGCACGTTGAACAGCTGGCACTGCGACGTCACCATGTTCTCGCCGATGCGCTGCATCACCTTGAAGGGCAGCTGATCATCGTCGCCATACGGCACATATTCGTAGTTCTGCTTGCCGATGGTGATGGGAACGGTATTCAGCTGCTCGTCGAAGTCCTGAACGATGACGCGGCTCTCCTCGTACTCGGTGGCCGGGCTGCCGCTCTCTGCCAGGTCAACCACGCCCGCAGGTACCACCCCGTAGCGTGTCCACCCCGGTCTGTGCCCGATGGGTACCATTTCTTGTTTATTCTCTTCGTTCATAGGTATACTGTATGTCCGTTAAACTCATAAATCAGCACGTCGATGACGGCTCTCACTTCCCCGTTCACAGGGTTCATCAGGCGGTGTATGCCGCCGCGCCAGTGGCCGCTGGTGGGAATCCATCCGCTGTAGTCCACCTCGTGGCCGTCTTTCTTCCATGCCTTCAGCTGCACGCGCTGCCTGTATTTCGCTGCCAGGTCGAGCTGCTCGAGCACGTAGTTGATGTGGTAAGCCTCTTTCATCTTAGTTGAACGTATGGTCGAAGGTATTGTCGAAAATACGTCCGACGCGGTTCATCTGCAGTACGTTGTGGATGCGCTGTGCATACTGGTACGAGAAGCTGAAGCGGGGCATGTGTTCGTCGTCGTTGGAGTTCTCCGACTTCGAGTCGGTGATGACCACCTCCTTGCCGCCGTCGCTGCTGGTCACGCTGCCGTCGATGACGTTCACCACGTACACCTCGGGCGAGCGGAACAGCTCGTCGGCCCAGGCGGCCATCGCCGTGTTCATGATGCCCGTGTCGGCCTTGAAGGTGCGCGTCTCCTCGATACGGTAGTTCCTGAGCATGCCGCCGATGCGGGCTGCAGAGCGCTTATAGTCAGGGCTCACCTGGTGGGTGCCCGTGCAGTAGATGTACTCCCACACGCCGAACGAGTTGTAGAACTCCAGTATCGGTGCGCAGTCGGGTTCCGACAGGTCCATCTCGAAACGCTGCCTGCGGCTGCCGGCCGTCACGGTGTAGGCCGTCAGCTGCTTGCCAGCCGAGACGAAGTTGCCGGGGCTCACGTCGATGCACGTGTAGGCGACGCCGTAACCGGCGGTCGGTGCCGCGAACGATGCCGTGCTGCCGTCGTCATACTCAGCGACGACCGAGGCAGAGCCGCTGCCGTAGTACCACAGCAGCTCCCGTCTGCCCCTTGCGGTTATCTTCGTTCCCATCAGGATGGTGAGGAAGTAGCCGCTATAGAATTCCTGTGCACTGATGCCCACATCGGCCATGGCGTAGAGCACGGTGAACGTGGCCGACGAGCTGCCGGCCGATATCCCGACGCTGCACACCAGCTGCTGGCGGGCATACGGCTCGAGCAGTTCGCCGAGGTCTGTAAGCGTTATCATGCCGCCCGCAGGCCAGAGGCTCTCCTGCAGCAGCTGCACGCCGTCGCAGGTGACGGTCACCAGCTGCGGCGTGCCGGCGCTGCCCGGAATGGTCACGTCGGGCATCGACGAGGTGAAGAACGTGCCGCCGCTGAGTGAAGAGATACTGATTGAATCCATTGCTTGCTGATTTAACTGCAAAGGTAGTCAATCCGCGCCCGCGCTAAAAATACGGAGGGGCGGCACGTCGTCACGACGCACCGCCCCGGCAATTAAGAAATGGTATGAAATATGATTCTCTACGTCAGAACGGTTACGTCCACAAACCGCCAGATGGCCCATCTGACGGAGCCGTCGGCCATGGTGGTAAAGCCGTAGTCGTGGGTGCGCATATACCCTGCCACCACATTTTTGTTCATGTACATCATCGGCTGCAGGTCATCCATGATCTCCTCCGTGGTCTTCGGTTCCTCCACGGCCTTGCCGAATCCGGGGTCTTCGCCCGGCATGTTCGTGCGGAACGTGAAGTAGGCGTCCAGCAGCTCAGCCTGGCAGTGCTCCTCTTCGTCGAGCGTCTCCAGCCATTTCTTCACGCGCTCCTTCATCTTGTCACTCATCTCTTTCATATTCCTTCTGCTTTTCTCATTGCCTTCAAGATATCCGTCATATCACGCTTCAGGTTGCGAAGCGACTTGAGAGTGTCGAGCACCTTGGCGGGCTCGTCGGTATCCTCGTCGATGAAGTGATCCTCGATGCAGTCAATCAGGTCCACGTTGTTCTCCATCGTGGCCACGTCGCCGCAGAAGCCACACAGGGCCTCCGTCAGTTCTGGGGTAAGCGTCATCTTATTCATAGCGCACCTCCTATTCCTATTAAGATGAGTACTGCGGCGAGAGCGAGGTGAGCCTTCACCACGTCGCCATGACTGAACACTTCGCCCTCATCCGTGGCACAGAGAGCCGTCATCGACTCGCTGCGGGCGTTCCACCACACTTTCAAGTTCTTCACAGCACCTTCCACTCTGGAAAGAACCGTAGGCTGAACCTGCCCGAGTTGAATTGTTTGTTGCATATTGCACTATCTTGTAAGCCTGCCAGCGAACCGCACTGGCGCAGAGACAGAGAAACGGCTGCACTCCCCGTTGCTTACAAGATAGTGGCTCCACCCGAAGGGCAAGTTTAATCTTACGAGAAGGCAGCCGTAGAGGTATGTTACGAGTAACTACTCTGATGGCATAAAAAATGCCCGGCTGTGATAGCTGAGCGTCTGACGTGCGCCCTAACGAATGGTCTACCATTATCTTGTAAGCGAGGGCAAAGGTACGGAAAAATCCCGAATGAAACAAGGAAAAGCATAAAAAAGTTACGCAAAACAGCAAAATTCGGCAATATTTTAGTGATTTTATCACCGAAAAGGCACTTTCAGAACAAAATTTCGTAATTTTGCAGGCATGAAAGGAATTGAATCTATAAAAGAGCTCTTCGAAGAGATACGCAGGGAAGCCGCTTCAAGAAAAGAGCCAAGAGTTGTAAGGCTTACCATTTGGGAAGCCTACGACCGACTGGAGCAGCGCGTCCACTATCTTGAGTTCTGGCACTACATACGCCTGATAGTTGTAAGTGCCGTTATAGGAGCCTTGATAACAAGGATACTATTAAACTGACCAGTTGGCTCAGAATAATAGTTATGACAGCCACGAACAGGTCGTGAGCCATATCATTCTTCTTAAATTTCCACCACGGTCTCTTCTCTTCGACGTTTCTCGTAAGAATAGGTTCTGACTTTTTCCGTTCACGTTCCTCCAGCCAAGCCTTGAAGCCCATCTCGTAGGCCTTTTCACCCTCTTCTGTTATCTGGAAGTTGTCACCCTGACGGGAGATAATACCAAGTTCATTTACCATCTTTGACCGCATGGCATTGGCATCTTTACCTTCTCGAGACATCACCTGCCACAGTTCGTGGCCATGGGTGAAACCACTCTTGCCATGCAGCACCTTCAGCGCGGCATCAGCCTGCCTTATCTGTACTTCAGTATAAATCATGTTTTATATTTTTATAAAAGCCGCTGCAAAGGTACTAAAAATCCCCGACATTCGCATGCAGGGGATTTGGCTTTTATAAAATTCTTGGTACAACCTTATGGTTGCCACTGCAAAGGTAAGCATTTTTTTCGATACAAAGGCACCGTCTGCAGACTTTTTCATTTTTACACCAAAACGGGAGGCAATCGCACATGGGCGAGAGGCAAGTGACTCCGTTTTTCCGCTTTGGGCCCCGAATTGCCATCTCCGCGAGTGGCAATTTGGGTCGCTTTTTGCAAAAATTCCACGGTCGCCGACGATAAAAGCCCCTGTTTATCGGCGTTTCAGGGGTGTGGGGCGCGATAAAGCGCCCCGCTGCAGCCCCCGTTGCCCCCACCGCCCTACGCTCCGGAGGCAATTGCGACCCCTTGCGAGGCGGTATATGTAAGGAAATTTTACTTGTGTCATTTTGGCACTATCGTTGACAGCCGCCCCGCATCCGCGGTCGTGGCCAGCAATAGGACACGAAAAGCCCCGGCGCAGGCTCAAGCGTCGGGGCGGGTGTGATAATCAATGCTTAACCTCTTCAGGCGAAGCGATAGGAGCCTATGAATTCTCCGATTTCAGACAGGGCACGGTTGAGTGTCTGTTTCTGGTCGGTGGTGAGTGTGTAGACGTGGCCACGCACCGGGTAGCCGTTGATGCGCTGGGTCAGCCATGAAACACTCTTTCCGAAGTAGTTCTTGGCGATGTACGACCACGGTATGAGCTTATAGGCTTTGTCATCCATCTGGCTACGAAGTGCTTCCGTCTTGATGTCTTCGTTGTCAGCCTCCATCTCGCACAGCCAGTTTTCCATGAAGGCGTCGATGACCTGCTCATTACCCGCTTTGTGGGCTACCAGCCACTCCGTCAGTTCTTCTTTCCTGGCACTGCTTGCTGCGTCGTCTTTGCCCGCCAGTGCCTTCAGTTCATTCATTACTTTTTTAATATCTTCCATATTCCTTAGTCTTTTAAAGCCCCTCCCGCAGGAGGGGGCTTGTTCATTGTCTTTCGTCCATCAGTTTCTTGAGGTCTTCAAGCATTGCGTCTATTCTCTTTTCTCTTGCTTTTGGCTTCATCTTCAGCCTTTCTGAGAGTTCGAGGAAGTCGGCAATCATTTTCTTTTTCCTCTCGATTCTTTCTTCTAATTCTTCATCCATCGTTTCTGAATTTAAGGGTTAAACATCTTATTGATTATCACGATGCAAAGGTACATATAATTTTTGATATGTGCAAGAAAAACATAAACTTTTTTATATGGAAATCAAACTTTTAACATTTCATGCCTAAAAGGCATAAGCATCAGTCGCCGGGTAGGCGAAAACACCAAGGCAAGCACCTACACGTAGCAATACGTGCATACAGGGTGACACGATGTCGTACGCCCAGCCTGTCCTGAACCGTGTAGTGCAGTGAAGCTTCAGCCGTGGGGAGTGCCTGGCAGCAACGTGGCGGCGGTGCCCCGGCACGGCATGGGCGTGTGCGTGACGACTGTCGCGTTCTCGTCTATCCGAGCCACCACATTGCAGCCGTCAAGGCTCTTCTCACGGCTCATGCGTAAACGGAGCGGAACGAGGGCAGGATGAGCCGGGCGTGCGGCATGGTGTGCGTCCTGTATGATGAGCGCGACTAACTCTGGCGGCTGCCAGTGTTGCATCGGGAGCGCTCAGGTGCGCAGGGGTATGAGGGTGGGCAAGAGGATGGCCGCCGGCCATAAGCATCCAGTCTGCGCTTAGCAGAAGCAGCCAAGTCGCGGCAACCGTTCCCGGGCATGAGTGAAGCGAGCGGCCCAGGGCGGGCGGGACACGGTTGCCGCGAAAACATCCGTCTGCGCTTAGCAGAACAGCTTCGTCCTGCCAAGGAACAGTGCCATCAGCACGTCGGCACCAGCAGCCTGCATTGCGTCGATAAACGCACGTGACGACTGTCCCGTGGTATAGATATCGTCGATGACAATCACCTTTGTTCCTCTGAAGAAGTCAGCGTCGATATGCACGTAATGCTTGATGTTGGTGCAAAGCTCATACTCTCCGGTGACGTGTGCCCTCTTGCGCGAGCCGCTCACCTGTACGCGGTCGAAGCCGTCAACAGCGCCCGTCAGGCGGCACAGCTCACCGGAGAACCGCTTCCATCGGCGCACGTGCGCATATCTCGTGCTGGCCGGTATGCAGACGATGACGATGCCTGTCATATCCATAGCGGCGAGGGCACGGGAAAACAACCTTGCTGCCCACCGGGAATAGACATTACGACCGTCCTTGAACGACAGGATGGCATAGTGAGCAATCAGCTGCTCAAACGTAGCGCGGCCGAGGAACCGCTTGGGAACGTAGTCGAGGAGTGCTGTCTGGAACATGGCTGCGACGTTTTACGAGGTTCGACAAAAACGGAAAACCCTCACGCTGTGGCGAGGGCTTTCTGCATCTGATGCATCTGACGGAGGTAATCGATGGTTTCCTGGGCAATCCTTACGCCCGACTGTTTTTTCAGCAGGAAGCAGTAGCGGAGGGCCTTGAGCGGCGAGGTGCAGTATTGCATTCCCTCTGTTTCTCCGTTGACGGATACCTGGCAGACGATGAAGTTGCTGCGGTTTGACATCCTGAAGCTGACGCTGATCATTCTCTCTTCCATAGTTGTGACTGTTTTTATAGGGTGAAACAATAAGTGACTTAGCGCATGTAGTAGACCTCGATGTAGGTGATGTCCACGCCCAGGCTGTAGGCATACTGTTCGGCCTGCTCGGTGGCATCGTGGAAGGTGTCGGCCTCTACCTCATATTCATAGCTCTCGCCGTCCTCGGTGTTGATGACTGCCTGGTAGAGGTTTCCCAGATAATAGTGGTTGCGATACAGGCGAGTGTGGCTGATGATGGATGTCTGAATGTTGTGAGTCATTGTTGTAAGTTGTTTAAAGGGTTTAACTTGTGCCCCTTGGGGCTTTTCGATTTTTACGTGCATTCAGGAGCAAGCAGGTAGCAGGCATGTAAATGCAAGGAATTTCAAGGAAAATTATGAAAAACCTTATTTGCACGGCAAATCAGGAAAGCGTGTCGGAATTTTCCGCGGAAATAGTCTGCGGTACTTGCAGGATGCCGCCTGCGCTAACTTTGCAAAGTAAAAATGATGAAGCCCGGCAAGGGAGCGCACAAGTGCCTTGGACAACGGCGATGACTCACGACAGACATCCCACGGCACACATGCCACGCCACCACTGTCAGGGAAGCGTCGCAGGGCAGCCATGACCGTGGCAAAAAGAGAGCCGTTTGCGGTCAGGCCACACCGGAACTGCCACCCTGCAGGCCGAGCCTACGGCGCTGATGGGCGCCCGTCACCCTCAGAGGTCAGCTGCAGCCAACTCAATGAAATGCTCACCCTGACAGTCACGGACAGGGAAGAGGAACCGCTATGTACTGTCATGCTGAGGGAGCCGGCATGCAGCTCCCCGTCGGCATGGTACGAAAAAGAAACTGGCGGGAGCATCGCTGCTGCCGCCTGCCATTACCAATAACTAAAAACCTAAAACAAATATGTAAAGTGGGGGGGTGATTGCCTTATTCCGGGAAGTCCATCGACGTGCCGCTGCGTCCCCAGCTGACGGGAAAGCGCTCCACGCCGATGCAGAGGGTGTCGAAAGCGTCGCTGCCGTCGGTGCGTGCTTCCAGGCGGTCCTCTTCGGTCTCTGCTAGCTTCTCGCCCGACTTGTCTTTCTTGCCGTTGCGCACGCCGGCAGACTGTATGCTGATGAGGAGGTCGGGGTTGTTGTCGCGGTTGATGAGCACCTGGTGACGTGCGCGTCCCTGCAGCATGCGGTTGATAAGCTCGCACTTCAGGACATGCTCCATGGGCTTGCCGATGTACTTCTCGTGGACGGCCCACTGGTGGCGACGGAACATGCTCTTGATGATTGTGGCGAAGCTCTGTCCCTTGGAAGATGCATACTCCTGTCCGAGGAACGTGGCATCGTAGTAGAAGATGACGCGATGGGTACGATGGTAATAGTAATAAGCCATGAATGCCTCGCACAGCTGCTCCAGCTTGCGGTCGTATTTGACGAAAAACGACTTCAGCACGCGCAGCTTACCGTCGTCGCCCACCTGTCCGCAGACGAGCCAGTTGATGAGCGCATTAGCATCGAAGGCAATGATGATTGGCTTGTCAGGCTCCAGGTCGCCGTCGGTGCGGCAGTCATTGGGTATGCCGCCCTCGGCATTGAGTGCTTCCAGTTGCAGCACGCTGTTGTTCGGTGCGGTATAGAGGTTCACCGACTCGCGCAGTCCGCCATAGAACCCGTCAAGCGAGATTCCCACGCGCTTGCACATGATACTGGTCATGAAGGTCAGCAGCGGCAGCTCGCGCTTCATGCGCCTGACGAACTCCTTGCCCAGCACGGCGAGGTTCGTGATGCTGGAGTACTTGCAGTAGAGCAGGCACTTGGAGCGGAAGAAGTTCAGCTGCTCCTCCTCGCGCCTGATTTTCCGTTCATAATATATGGCACGTTCAGGGTGCTTTTTCATCTTCTGCCTGAGCACCCATATATGATTCACCAGCCCCTCGATGACGCGCACGAGAGCCGGGTCCATCTGCTCCTCGTAGCGGAAGTACCATGAGCCTTTCTTGGTCATGGCCGTGTCGCTGGTGATGGTCATGCCGTGGTGCAGGTAGCACTTGCCGAAGTACATCTGATTGCCACGGTTCGCCTGGAAC